GTGCAAAATAAATGCTCTCGTGATCACCAACGACAGGCAAGTCACAGTAGTACTGTGACCCTAGTCCTTTCGCAAAAGAACTGTGGGTCACATCCACGTGGATCTTCCCTGTTGGTTTGTAGTCGGTGTCACTTTTGCTCGGAACATAGTTCTGCATGACAAACTCAAGCTGATAACCATCGGAACACAGGAACTCGAAACCGTAAATGGTTGTGAGCGTATCCTTGCCGTTCAGTTTGGTAATCACCGAAGTGTTAATCGGACGCAATCGCCCGTCCATGTAACGGGTCGATGCGTGCTTGAAGTTGCCGACGTTGTCAACAACCTCTTGAATGACACGTATGGGATCGTTCACTCCCGATCCAACAGTTGTCACCGTTGAATGGGCGTAACCTCCTCCACCAGCAAATGCTATGTTCGCAAGTCTGGCAGTTCGGAAAAGGACGGTGTACGTGACGTAAACTTCACCAATAGGTGCCGCTCCAGTGCCCTGGTCTGTGCCGACGTAGAGCTTGCCCAGGTTGCCAAGTCTCACGTCTGTGTTTGTGTCGCCAATTGATGACACGAAGAGCCTCTGGGATCCAAAATCCTTTGGGTTCAAACGGATTTTTGAATTCGTCCAGACGCTCGAAACAATCGCATCTTTCATGGCCTGCAACTCTTTGCGTGTTGTTGGTGTTCGCGAACTCGAATTGGTATCAAGCGCGAGAATGTACGAACCGGTGGTACTAGTACCACAGACCGGTCGAAATTCAAATTCGAGTTTGATCCATTTGTAAGTCTGATAGTTGGCCGCAATTCGACTGAGCCACCCGAAAGTATTCATATCCGCCGGTGACAGCGTATATGCACTCAAGGAAAAGCTGGTGGTCGAAGACACGGCTGCAACGAATTCAGTGTGGGATACTGTGATGCTGTCATCGGTATTCAGCATCCTCGGTGGTTTCGAGACGCGTGTGACTGACACAGACGTCGGCGCATTGCGCACAATAGTGCGCTTCATGCCGGGACGTGTGGATTTTCGGTTCTTGTTGTTGTTATTTCGTTTATTGTTGTTGTTAGTTGATTTCTTCATGGGTAAGAATGGTAAAAGTCGGAGTATCGTTGACCCGACCTGACGCCAGTTGTTCGTCAACCGGAAAACGTGTTTGGTCCATTAAGGATATGAACTCTTAACCCACTCCCGGGTTTGGTACAATCACTTGAAAACATGCGCGTCGGCCAGTTCAGAGTCGACGCGCACTGTACCGTGCTCCCATTGCACTTCAACGTTGTCCGTTGTTTGAAAGACGCATGTACCGACATTCGCACAGTAGTATTTCTCATGGAAATGTTGTTCACAAACAGACATCCCAAAGAAGCTCTCCATTAGCTGGCGTGATTCAACGGTGGGCGTCACCAAGAGATCACGATAATCTAAACTGTACGATGCTGCGCCTAACAACCCAGCTATCTCGACCTCAAAATAAAATTCATTTGATTGTAATATGCGACGTACTTTGTTAATGTTGACGTTGCCGCATATGCGGTCGAGAATCTGCCTGCAGATGGGGGCAATCACAGGACACCGCTGGTAACTAAAGAGGTAGCTAAATGCCTTCGCATACATTAAGTTACAGCAATGCCTGCTACTTTGACTACAGGCAGAAGGGTTATAAGACCAATTGAATTGACGGATGAAATCCTGGGGGCTCGCCAGGAGGGTCTTTGTACCATCCGAATTTTCACTGACTACGTTTCCACAAAATTCACTTTCGCCGAACGAACGTGCGGATTTCATCTTGATCGAGAATCCTAATTCAGCGAAGTCTGCTTCACAGGGCATTCGTCCTGTCGTAAAACAGAAAATTCCATCATCACCTTCCACCATGCCGAATTCAAGCTCATAACCTTTCTGTTCACATATGTAATACATGATCAGAGCGTTAGTGAGCGAATTGCCTAGGGAGGTGTTCATCTCACCCGACATACGTGTACCTCTCATTTTGGCCGTAAAATATGAATTTTTGATCTTGTTGGGCATCATAATTTGTTTCAGCGAATGGTACACATCGCGATGGCTGCGAAGCAGCCAGCGGTAGACGCGCATTTCCACGCATCTCATCACATGAGGGGAAAATGATTTTTCGAACGAGGAAAAATCTGTCACCTTGATGTACTTTTTCCCACCAAAGTGGCGGTGCAGCACCTCGGGCATAGAGTCATTGAACCCCGTTTCCTTCAACTTCTTCAGCTCCTGTACGAGTCCTTTGAAAAAGCGAATTTTCCCTGTTGTGCTGTTGAACACCGCGTGCTCCATTAGGTGAACTTTCTCAGCAATCTTGACTTTAAAGCCATCTATGCGACTGTTAATGGTACGGCCGAATTTCTTCGACGGATACCATTCATCCTTTAGATGTTGCTTAATGACATCATCAGTCTCCCTAGAGTCTGGAATGATGTTCTCATAAGCGTCAAGGTACTGATGCTTCCTCTGCTGATTGAATGAATCACGCGTCGCCAAGTAATCAACGAACCGCATGGAATCCACTCCATCAAGAGGAACAAAAAGCTCACGTGCCTTTTTGTCGCAGAAAGCGAAAAGCTTTCGTGCATTACGGTGAGACAGGTAAACTGGCACATTGTTTACCTCGACCACTGACGCGACACGATGAATGAATCCCTTAATATGCTCACCCGCATTACTCTTGTCCACCTTGTACGGTGCATTGTTCCGATATCCAACATCAGGAAGAAGGCTGTAAGCAACGTACTTGCTCACTTGTTTCCCGTTGAATACATTCGGAAGCGTTAGTTTAAGGGTTCCTCTGTTGAGCTCACGTAGCCTTCGGAAAAAGGCGCGGTTTCTGACGAACACGTTGGGATGCACAGTCAAGTGCATCTTCCAACTCCGTCTTCCACGCACCAAGAGTTCATCCTGGGGCTTGAGCATCATCGTGGGCGTCATGCCCACCGTCGAATAGCCAATTAGAGCGTAACGACAGGAAGCTGGTCTTGGTGAAAATTTGGGATTACTGTGTCATATCTACGATATCTGGTCGTGAGTAAGTATTCTTCCACGACCCTCGATTCGATTGACTCCTCCCCAAGATCCACCTGTTCCGTATGACCAACTTGGTTGTGTAGCGCTGTTAGAGCAAAAAGGACGCTGCTTTCGTTCGACACACGGGAAAACATGTCGCAGCATGCGACGAAATTCCTGTATGGGATCGATACGGTACTCATCGTGCCGTAGTTGGTGGAGAAAAACCCACGCAGCTCTACACGGTGATGCATTGTCCTACCCATTATCCTGCCTTCGCGCTGGATCAATGGTCTGCCCAACAAGACCCACACCGGGTAGTGCAACCCGAGAGCGTGTCTCATGCGCGTGTCCTCATCGGGGTCGACTTGCTCACTTACCG